ATTCCGCGCAGCTATTTAGTGTTTCAATCACCTGACGAACGGCGGCGACAGTTCCTTTGCGCTGATGGATCCAGAATGCGTCACTGACCGCCTGACGCTTCTCAGTTTCCGACCAGGTTTCTTCCCAGCGGTCGACAGAGAACGCCCACGCCAGATACGGCAGAAATTTTACGGGGCATCGCCAGGGATCCCACAGATCACGCAGCGGGACAGATAAGTCGCTGATGATGGAACACGCTGCGGCGGCTCGCTGTTCCAGCACCGACGACCCGGTCGCCATCAGCGAGTTACTCATCTGAGCCCCCGATCACGACGCTGGTTTCGGTGCAGTATGCGGCCTGGGTTTTATCGAGAACAACATCGGCCAGCGGTTCGCTCAATTCGACGCGCTGGACACCTTGTACATGCAGTGCGGCATAAAGAGCTGACAAGCGAATATCCCGACCTAGACGGCGCTGCTCTGTGATATAGGCGGTTAATTTCGCTTTGGCGGCGGCAAGAATCGGCTCGGTCGCCGGGCCAGGGTACACGTACAACACTGCGTCGACCGCATAACTGATAATCTCGGCCGAGACGACGGTCAGGCGGTCAGCAACCGGGCGCACGCTCTCATCATTCAATGCAGTGCTGACGACCTGTAGTAAATCGTCTGATGCCGTGCCGTCACCGTCCCGCGACAACACGGCAATGGTGACCTCTGCCGGGGCCGGGCTGTTCGCCGAGGCATCCGCGACCCGACCGTCTGCGCTCAGGGCATGAAATTCATAGGCACCGGTTGGCCCGGCAACACTCATCCCCTCAAATGCCGCCGGGATGCGCTGGCGTAAATCACTGTCGGACTCCCTGACCTCCGCCACTGGCGGGATTTGGGTATCGTCACCGGGGGTGATGACCAGGCGCTCAACGTTATTATTTGCCGCGAGCTGGTCGAGGTCGTTTTTGATGGCATAGGCCACCATCCCGGCTTTCGCCGCCTCGTTGATACGCTGGCGTAAAATCACCTCCCGATACGCATTCTCTTCCAGATATTTCACCAGTGGATCTGACTCCAGCGTCAGCGTCCTGGCGATCGCTTCCTGCTCGTCTTCCGGGTACAGTGAAATCAGCGTTGCTTTGCGCTCGGCGAGGATGGCTTCAAAATCCAGCGTTTCCACCACATCAGGCGCGGGGAGCTGGCTCAGGTCGATAACTGCCATATGTTCAACTCACAGGAATGGTTAAGGAAAGGCTCTCGCCGGTATCGGTGATTTGGCCGGTCACGTCGACGACCATCTGCCCGTCAAACTGCCGCGCTGTGGTGATGCTGGTCAGCCTGACGCGCGGCTCCCACTTCAGGATCGCCATGTAGCACGCCGCCATAATTTGCAGCTCAAGCGCCGGGGTCTGAGGCTGGTCAATCATCTGCGACAACAACGAGCCGTATTCACGACGCATGACGCGGGAGCCGACGGGCGTGCGCAGAATATCCCCGATGCTCTGGCTGATATGGTCAACGTCTGAAATGCTTTCACCGGTCGTGCGGTTCATGCCGAGATAACGCGCTGTCATAGTGGTCCCCCCGTCTGTCCGCCGCTGTCGCCAGGGTGTTTATGGGTGTGGAGCACCTTACCGTTAGAAGAGAATGAGCCGCCGCTGTGCTCGATATCACCGGACATCTTGCCGCCTTGCTTCACCTCTAGCGTGCCGGTCGTCAGCTTGTTGGTGCAGACCACCTCCGGCGTATCGAGGGTGACGCGGGTCTCGGCTTTTACCAGCACCACCGGCACGCTGACGGCAACCGAATCGGATGCGGTCACATCGGCAGTTTTAATGCCGGTGACGGTCAGCGCGCCGGTTTCCGGCTCATAACTCATAACGGCACCGTCGGGAAACTCAACGTGCCAGGCGTCCGCCGATGCCGACGGCGCGGGGTTGTCGTCGGAATAAATACCCGGCAGGACAAAGGCGGTATCGAGCTCACCGCCCACGGCCAGAATCATCACCTGCTCACCAATGGAGGGAGCCCACCAGGTGCGCGATCGCCCGGCCCGGTGCGTCAGCCACTGGAGCCAGTCGGTATAAATTCCGCCGGTCTGTACGCGACAGCGCCCGGCTTCGAGGTCAGTTTCGACGACGATGCCGGTGCGGATCATGTTGCGTATCGCGCGGGCGAGTTCCTGGATAGATGCGAGAGTATTCATAGGGGAAAGGATGCCGCCGGGGTGTTCCGGCGGCAATCTGCTGGCGTTTTGCCCTGGCTGGCACAACGTTAATCGGCGAGGTAGTCGATAATGACGCTTTCCACAAGCTGCCGGTCATCGTCGGTAAAGCCCAGGAGCTGGCGCTGTGGGTACTCGACGGCGGCGCTTTTTGGGGATGGCTTATCCTTGAGCCCGAGCTGATGCACGCGGGCGATGCGCTGCACTTTCCCGGTAAATTCCACCACCGCCGCGCTGTCGCCGCCGCTCGCTTTCATATAGCGGTTGGTTCGCAGTTTCGCGAACATCTCGCGCTTAATCCGGCCGTTCTTTGCCCTGACGGGCGGGCGCTTACGCGGGGCAAAGGGCGAACCGTCCGGCGCTTTCTGTGACTTAATGCGCTGTTGTTGCCGCTGGCGCAGTTTCTTCGCAATGTCGGCGGTCATTCGGCGACGCCCGGCGGGGGAAAGGGCCGCTATCAACCCGGCGAGCTTGTCCTCAAAGGGTTTGAAGTCATTCATCCCATTTGCTCACCAGTGCGCCATTACTCCACATCTCAACAGGGCGCGTCACCGGCTCCGGCGTTGGCGGCTCGGGGATGTTCTCAACGTACATTGCGCCGTCGGCCTCTTTGACCAGCGTACGCTCGGTCAGCAACAGGCTGATGCTGACATCGAGGCTGCTGTCGTTGTTAATGTCAGCGTACCAGGCAAATCCTTTTTTTCTCCCCTCGTCGGTTGTCATGATGTCCGGCTGATTGACCCGCAGCCAGGCCATAATCGGCACAAACAGCAGGTCAATATCGTCGGTAAAATCCGTGACCACGATGTTAAGCGTGTACCGCTTTTCAAACGACAGGGAGCGCGCCAGCGTCGCCGTGTTGTTGCCATCGTCCAGGCGAAGGCAAAGCATATCGGGGTTGGTACGCAGTACCGGCACCGCATCAGTTAAGGCTTTTCTCAGACTTTTGGGCTTTTGCATCGATTTCATCCTGGCATTGTTTAACCGTATCGACCTGGATTGCGCAGCTTTTCAGGGCGTTTTCGAGCTGGCGTATATCCGCACTCAGGTCGCCATTAGTCAGCGGGTCGCTGCCCGGCATCGGGCAGGGGCTGACCTTCGGGCAGGCGTTGTAAACAATCACCGGCGGCGGCGTTGGTGCAGGCGGCGCGCTGGTGCAACCGGCGCACAGCATCAGGTAAATCAGCGCGATACCAGCGGCGAAACGCTTCATTTTCATTGAGTAACCTCGTGATGGTTTGTTCACGCCTGAAGGCCAGCAGATTAGCCTCCGTGAGCTTATCCCTCATGGCAACCTGCGCCAGCTCTTTGCGCTGCGACTGCTCTGCGGCAACGTTGAGCTGATTTTTCAGCATGGTGATCGTTGTTTTCTGTTCGCCTGCGATCCGGTTTGCCTTTTCCAGCGAGCGGCTCAGGTTGTTATTTTCATGGCGCAGCCAAAACAACCCTGCCAGCGCCAACAGGCTTGCCAGGAGGATCACAATGATTCGGGACATAAACCAGCCTCCTCAATTGACTGGCGGCAGCTCATGCGCACAACCTTGAAAAAGCACATGCAAATCAGGTATGTCAGCGCGGTGAATATCCAGCCTGCACCAACAAGACAGGAAAAGGTAAACGCCAGCGTGAGAAGCCCCCACAACTGACGACCTTTCGACGGTGTTTTACAAATTAACCCTCTTAAAAGTTTCATGATGCTTTCATCAACTGGCTGAGCGGCCATCCTGCGACTCAGCCAGTATTTATGGGCTAAAGCGCCAGTAAAACCGGCTCCGAGACTGACCAGACATCCCAAAAGCGCCCAGACAGCAACAAAATTTACCGCCGCGCTCATCGGGTTAATCATCCCCCAGAGAATCATCGCAGCCATCAGAACATCAATAACCAGCGAGACTAATTTCTTTTTCATTGGGTTACTCCCTTCATGCAATATGCCAGCTCCCGCGCACGGCGGTTCTCCAGCCCTTTATTTCTGGTACCGTTAACAAACACCCATCGAGTTAACTGGTCGCACGCCTGCCACCACTGGTGGCGCTTGATGTAAGAGACCAGCGTCGAGCGACAGGCCGCGCCAGTGCCGACGTTAAAAGAGAAACTGACCAGCGCGTCGTAAACCGGCTGCGGCATAGTGACCGGCACGCAGACAGCGAGACGGCGCTCGGTGTTCAGCACATCGGCGACCAGATTTGCGGCCGCTTCGCGCTCGGTGATATCGCCTTTCGGTACTACCCCGGCAGTGTGGCCGATGCCTGACGTCCACACGCCTGCGCTGCACTGGTAAGGTGTCAGGCGACACCCTTCGAGGTCGGCAATCAGTGCCAGACCGTCCGGCGAGGTTTTCAGCAGACGAAAATCAGGCATCAGTACCGCCAGTGCCAGCACTGCGGCCACACTGCAACGTTTAATGATTGATGACATAACTACGGCCTCTTTGGTGGTGGAGCCACAACAATGGGGCTAATGCGCATGCGGTTGAGTTCAAGAAGATAGCTTTTGCGGCGGTAGTACCAGTTGACTCCGACAGTCATAACTACGCCCAACACACCGAACCATGCGGCGAAATCCTGCGGTGTCATAGCGCCGAATGCAGCCAGCGCCACACTCAGCCAGTACGCGATAAATGACGTGATTTTTTCGATATTCAGTCCCACAGATTTACGGTCTCCGTGACAGGGGAGCTTTGAACGTCTGGCAACTCAACCACGGTGCCATGTGGCAGCACAGCGCCGAGTTCGGCCAGCCCCGGATTTGCGACGAGCACCGACTCGAATACCCCCTCAGTGCGCCCGTAATACCTGGCACAAATCATGTCGAGCGTGTCGCCCTGTTGCGCGATGGCCTGCATCAGATTTGGCTCACGATGCAGCGGGGTTTGTCCTGGACGCGTGATACGGCCCAGCGCATGTCCCGCCACAGCTCGTCGACAGTGGTATCGATGCTGTCGGCTTTTTTGTCGCCTTTGGCGCTGGCATCAACGCCGCGATAACGCTCGTAGAGCGTGGCGGTCGCCATTGAGGTGACAGCGCGCAGGTAATAGAAAATGCGCACGCTCTCGCCGTCGAGATCGTCAGCCGGCACGTCGGCCAGCTTGCTAAAACCCCCGGCAATCTGCTGTTCCCGCCACAAAAACAGCTCGGCATTGGTTTCGGCGATGCCGGTTTTGATGGCCTCACGCAGCCGGGCCGGGGCGACGGTCTGCTCAAGGCGCATCCCTTCACGCACGCGTTTCGGATCGATGTCAGGAAAGAAAAACGTATTTTTTATCACCGGCTCATCACTGGCAGGCGGCGGGATGACCACCACGCCACCCGGCTGCGGCTCATCGTTCTTTTTAATAATCAGCGTCTTCATGACTACCTCTGAATAGGTGGGCGGTGGACGCCGGTCTCAGGTCGGGTAAATCACCCTCATCGACCGGCGTGCCGCCCTGGCGCGGGGCGCATTCTGTTAACCGGGGTTCTTTTTCGGTCGGCCACGTTTAGCCGGTGCCGTGGTTTTCACGGCGCGCGGCGCTCTTACAGGGGCTTTAACGACCGTTGCCGGTTTGGGCTTCAGCTCACGCTCAAGCCGTTCAATGTCTTTTTTAACGCCTGCCTGACAATCGAGCTGCATCGCTCGCTTGAGGTGGGCCAGCGCGTCGGCGGGCTGTTTGTTGTCCCGTAACACCTGGCCGGTGATTTTGTGCAGTTTTGCACGCACCTCGTCCGGCATATCGGCGGCGGCGGTCAGCGCCAGCGTGTCGAGCAGCTGGCTGATGACGACCGGTTCACCGGCGGCATGGGCACGCATGGCGGCGAGCGCCACCTCTTCGGTAAACATGTACTGCGGCGGGCGGCGGTGTTTGCCTGGCATGGTCAGACCGTACTTAAACGCGTAGCGGGCAATATCCATCGCGCCGCCGATATCGCCGACATCGAGACGCCACAGCATGACGGTCATCACGATGTCATCCTGCGCACCTTTGCCCTGTTCCAGCACGCCACTGACCCACGGCAGATAGAACGGCAGCAGCTCGCGCTTTTTCGTGGCTTTCAGCTCTTTACCAAAGATGGCTTTTAACGTGCGTTGGTCTGCGGCCAGCTTAACCAGCATCTGCTCGTAGGCAGTGGCATGCCGCAGCGGGTTGTTTTCCCGCTGCGCGGTTTCAATGGCCGAGACCCGCATCATGTGACGCTGTGCGGGGCTCGTCATCGGTTAGCCCTCCGGTTGCGCGGCAGAGAAATCGCCCAGCTTGATATTTTCAATGAAGCACCCGGCGGCGTAGGTTTCGACCACGTAATCGATGTTCATCGATTCATAGTTTTCCACCTGGTCGAGTTTCGGGTTTTCGATGATGGATCGGCGGTGACTTTCGTCCATGAAATAAATGGACAGGTTATCGAGACGCGTCACCATAATCGCGTTCGCCGGGAAGTACGGCACACGGACGGCGGGCAGGTTGCCGATGCGTTTCTGGCTGATGATGATGTCAGCCGCGAGCGCTTCGCTGTTCGGCTGGTCTTTGTTGACGATCGGGAAATATTTGTCAGCCAGCAGCTTACGACCCACAATCGCGACGAGCTCCGAATCTTCCTGATAAATTTCGTCAATCAGGTTGTCGGTTGCATCCATAACCAGCGCATCGAGGTTAACGTAATCGCCGTTTTTACCGACGCGGATCACAGCGGAAACGACGTTTCCTTCCTCGTCGACAATTTTGCTCATCACGCGGGTCGGCGCTTCATTACGGTATTTCTGCGGCCAGCCGACGGCGACGTCCTGCAACATCGGATGAGTGGCGCGGTCAGAGGTTTCGGCGCGCTCAACGCCGTTGAACCCGGCCATGATGAAATCGAGCGCCTGCCGCTGGATGATGGCATCGCGAATACGGCGCTGGAAGTCCTGGAAGCGCGCCCACAAATCCAGCTTTTTATATTTGAAGTGGAAGTCAAAGTTGACCTGATCACATTCGTATTTTTTGGACTCCATCGCGGTAAAGTCGGCGGTTTTACGCTCCTGGCCGCTGTTGGTGTCCGTGGTGCTGGCGATGGTGCCATTGACGCCGACGCCAATTTTTTCACCCTTCAGCTCATCCACCGGCACGATATTAATTTTCTGCAAAAAGGCCGAGGACATCTGCACGGTGTTCATCATGGTTTGGGTGACGGACGGCTCGACGGAGAATTTTTTACTTACGTCGTCCGGGTCGATGCCGTTCAGCTCGGCAACGCGGGACAGGTAGGCATTGAATTTAAAACGGGTTTCCTGACGCATAGTCTTTCCTGTTGGGTTAAATCGGGTTGTCTGGCCGGGCAAGCCTGTCGCCCGGCGATAAATTCACGACCGTTTAGCAGTCGGTCAGCAGCTCATCGCCACCGCCACCGGTGGAAAGCTTGCGACGTGGCTGCGTGGTGCTTTCGGTTTTATCCAGCGACGTTTTTAACTGGCTGAATGCCTGGCTGGTCTGGTCGGCCTTCGTGGTGACGTCCTTTTTCAGCGTCGCAAAGGCATTTTCCAGCGTGGCAAGACGCTGTTCAGTGGCAGTGAGGTTTTCCTGCACATGTTCACTGACGGTCGTCACGGCTTCATGCACATCCTGAAAACGGGCGTCATCGCTGGCCTGTTTGCGGCTGAAGATCGCTTTCACTTTGTCGCTCAGGGCGGTAAAGACATTTTCCGCCTGGTCTTCAAACTCCAGCTCGGCGAGAGTGGCGACGGAAATCAGGTTGCCCGGCTCAGCTTTGAAGCGGTTGAGGGGGTTAAATTTGGCACCCCGGCAAAATTCGAGGTATTCGGTGCCGAGGCTGGCCGGGTCATCGGTCACGGCGAGGCCGACCAGGTAGCATTTACCGCTATTGGCGAAATTCGGCTGAATTTCCATTGAGGTGTAGACCTTCTGCAATTTTTTATTCATTGCGATCAGGTCATCGGTCGGGGTGATTTTGGCGAACAGCGCCAGCTTGCCTTTCAGTACCGAATCGTCATCAATCTTTTCAGACTTCAGCTCAACCACATCGCCGTAACGGCTGAACGGGCCATCCGGCAGGATGCCTTTCAGGTGTTCGAGGTTAATGCGGCAACCATAGACGCGGGGGTCAAAGGTCTCTGCCATTTCCTGAATATCCGTCGCGCTGATAACGCGGCCGTCACAGGTATCGCCTTCGACGCCGATGCGAAACCATTTTGAAACTTTTTTTGCCATTGTCAGGAGTCCTGATATCGGGTTAACGGGTCGGGGTTAGTTTCCCGACGTCGCCGCCCACCCGCCATCTGTCCCGGATGGCTTATCCCTCACACAACAGCACCTTAGCGATTCGCATCACCCGTTTCTTTAGCCTTGCCCTGTATCAATCACGGCGAGGCATCCATGACCATCACCACCGACACCACTTTGTTAAACGACCCGCGACGCCAGGCGGCTTTGCTGTACTGGCAGGGGTTTTCCGTGGCGCAGATTGCCGAAATGTTGCAGACCAAACGCCCGACGGTGCAGAGCTGGAAACAGCGCGACCAGTGGGACGAAACCGCACCGCTTAACCGGGTCGAAAGCACCTTAGAAGCCAGGCTGATTCAGCTCTATGCAAAGCCCAACCTGACGCCCCACGATTTCAAGGTGGCGGATTTTCTGGCCCGACAGATGGAGCGCTTTGCGCGCATTAATCGCTATGGCCAGACCGGAAACGAGGTTGACCTGAATCCCAACGTGGCCAACCGCAACAAAGGCTATCGCAAAAAGCCGACAAAGAACTTTTTCAGCGACGAGGCTATCGAGAAACTGGAAGAGATTTTCTTTGCAGAGTCTTTTGAGTATCAGCTCCGCTGGCATCGCGCCGGGCTTGAGCACCGCATTCGCGACATTCTGAAATCGCGCCAGATTGGGGCGACGTTCTACTTTTCCCGCGAGGCGCTGCTGCATGCGCTGAAAACCGGCCACAACCAGATTTTCCTGTCAGCGAGTAAGACGCAGGCGTATGTATTCCGCGAGTACATCATCCAGTTTGCGCGTCGGGTCGATGTTGACCTGACCGGCGATCCGATTGTCATCGGCAACAACGGCGCAAAGCTGATTTTTCTCGGCACCAACTCAAACACCGCGCAGAGCCATAACGGCGACCTGTATGTCGATGAGATATTCTGGATCCCTAACTTCCAGAAACTGCGCAAAGTGTCGTCGGGCATGGCCTCACAAAGCCACCTGCGCAGCACCTATTTTTCAACTCCTTCCACCCTGGCGCACGGCGCTTACCCGTTCTGGTCGGGGGAATTGTTCAACCGTGGACGCGCCCGCGCCAGCGAGCGGGTCGACATCGATATCAGTCATGACGCCCTCGCCGCTGGCGTGGCGTGTCCCGACGGTCAGTGGCGGCAGATTGTCACCATTGAGGATGCGCTCGCCGGTGGCTGTACGCTGTTCAACCTGGAGCAACTCCAGCGCGAAAACAGCGTCGACGACTTCCGCAATCTGTTTATGTGCGAGTTCGTTGACGACAAGGCGTCGGTGTTCCCGTTCGAGGATTTGCAACGCTGCATGGTCGACAGCCTGGAAGAGTGGGAGGACTTTGCACCATTCGCCGACAACCCGTTCGGCTCCCGCCCGGTATGGGTGGGATACGACCCGTCTCACAGTGGCGACAGCGCCGGGTGTGTGGTGCTCGCGCCGCCGGTTGTCGCCGGTGGCAAGTTCCGCATTCTGGAGCGTCACCAGTGGAAAGGCATGGACTTTGCCACGCAAGCCGAATCCATTCGCCAGCTCACCGAAAAATACAACGTCGAGTACATCGGTATCGATGCGACCGGCCTCGGTATTGGCGTCTTCCAGCTGGTTCGCTCGTTTTATCCCGCCGCCCGCGACATCCGCTACACGCCGGAAATGAAAACCGCGATGGTGCTGAAGGCAAAAGACGTTATTCGCCGCGGCTGTCTCGAATACGACGTCAGCGCCACCGACATCACCACCTCGTTTATGGCAATCCGCAAGACCATGACCAGCAGCGGGCGAAGCGCCACCTATGAGGCCAGCCGCACCGAGGAAGCCAGTCACGCGGACGTCGCCTGGGCGACCATGCACGCGCTGTTAAACGAACCGCTGACCGCTGGCAGCGGCCAGTCAACATCTTCCATTCTGGAGTTCAACTAATGCGATATGAATTTTCTGGCCTGCAAGCCGCTACCTTAAAAATCCTGCTGTCCGATATGGGCTTTGAATATCAACGCCGCTGGTTTACTTCACAAAAACGGGTACGCCACATTACCAAAACTCGGCAGTGTGGCGCTGACTGGTATTTCTCACTGGAAGCACTGATTGACGCCATCGAGACCGGGCGCAGTCAGTATTTCATTGCCCCAGGTGAAGGTAACTCACTGTCAAATAACCGCCGATGGATGGTTCACTTTGCCCGACTGGCTGGCGTCGATATCGCACCTGATGACTCAGTTATCTATCTGACAAACTGTGCTGAAATTCAGTTTATGGGCGAGCAACACAACCTTGCCGCGCGTAACGGTAACGTTTATGTCAGTGAATACGCCTGGGCTGATAAACCGGCCAATATGTTCAAAGTGGCGAAGGGTATTTCAGCCCATGAAAACTGCCGATTTACGGCTTTTACCTCACCCTCGCCAAGTGATGAGGCGTTCGCGCTTTGGTCATCTGAAAAACCAGATAACCAGCAGCGACTGTCTGCATATGCTGCGCTTCAGCAAGGCAGCACTATTTTGAATCTGCCAGAAATTGAGTCCAAATTTTCAAAAGAATACGTTGACATGCGTTTCTCGGCTATCTGGCCGCAGGAAAATCGCGAGGTAGCCAAGTGAGCAAGCAGAAAAAACGTCAGCGCAGCCAGCAAGACCGCCCGCGCAACATGAAAGACACTGCTCCCCAAAAAGTCGAGGCGTTTACCTTTGGTGAGCCAAGCGCGGTGCTCGATCGCCGCGACATTCTGGATTACGTGGAATGCGTCAATAACGGCCGCTGGTTCGAACCGCCGGTCAGTTTTAACGGGCTGGCGAAAAGCCTGCGCGCCGCCGTTCATCACAGCTCGCCGATTTACGTTAAGCGCAACATTCTGGCCTCAACGTTTATTCCGCACCCGCTACTGTCACAACAGGACTTCAGCCGCTTCGCGCTTGATTTTCTGGTGTTTGGCAACGCGTTTTTAGAGCTCCGAAAGAGTGTCACTGGTCGCCCGCTGAAGCTGGAAGCATCACCGGCAAAATATACGCGGCGTGGTATTGAGGATGATGTCTACTGGTGGGTGCCGTCATTCGACCAGCCGCACCCGTTCGCGCCGGGATCCGTATTCCACCTGCTGGAGCCAGACATCAACCAGGAGCTGTACGGCATGCCGGAATATCTCAGCGCGCTAAACTCCGCCTGGCTGAATGAAGCGGCGACGCTGTTCCGTCGCAAGTATTACCAGAACGGGGCGCATGCGGGTTACATCATGTATGTGACGGACGCCGCGCAAAGCGGTACCGATGTTGAGGCGCTGCGCGATGCGATGCGCAGCTCGAAGGGGCTAGGCAACTTCAAAAATCTGTTTTTCTACGCACCGCACGGAAAACCGGACGGCATAAAAATTGTGCCGCTCAGTGAGGTGGCAACTAAAGACGATTTCTTCAATATCAAAAAAGTCAGCGCTGCCGACCTGCTCGATGCGCACCGCATCCCGTTCCAGTTGATGGGCGGCAAGCCGGAAAACGTCGGTTCGCTCGGTGACATCGAGAAGGTGGCAAAGGTGTTTGTCCGTAACGAGCTCATCCCGCTACAAGACCGGATGCGCGAGGTCAATGCGTGGGCCGGTCAGGAGGTGATCCGGTTCAAAAGTTACACCCTCGACACCGAAAGTGACTGATTTCCGCCGCCTCCGGGCGGCTTTTTCTTACCCCCACGCCTGACCGCCTCAGAAGCCCGCCACGACCTCGTACACCCCCGCATCACCCGCTGACACCCTCGCGAACCCGCGCGGCACAGCGACGCGCTCAGGCTGCGAAAATAAATGCGCAAAAGTACGCTGGCGCGCAGTGCTTTCCCCGCCTCGCCTGCCCGCTTCGTGGGTCGGGTTTAATGCAACTGCAACAGGTCATCGGATCCGCGCCAGCTCTGGTGACGATCGTCAAATTATGAGGTAAAGTCTGCATGCAATGTGATGCAACTGATGCATGCACCCGCCCACCTGCATTAAATCAGCTTAAAATCGTCATCAAAGTCCATGAAATTCGCCGCGACGTTCGTTATCTGGTTTAGGTATACGATTCCGGCATGAAGTGATACAGGGTATTCGAGTTCCAGAATAAACACACCGTCAAATGTTCTGCCAAACCAGTAGCCGCCCCCGCACTCTTTTGGCCGCTGGAAAAACACCCAACCTCCCGGCTCATACTTGTTTAGTATTTCGTCCCGGTACACGATCTGATAGTTGCAATCGTAGTTACCCATGACTAACGCCTCGCTTCTCTCGTTGTTCAACCCCGCTGACTCAAAAAACCAGTTTTTTCGTCAGTGGGGTTTACATTCATTATCGCCAGCTCTCGTCTTCCCACACTTCCTGAAGGATACCGTCTAATGCTTCACGGTCTGATTCCTGGTCGAACCCAACCAGTTCTACGCCTGTCATTGACCCTTTTTTTACCGTCACTCTCGTTGATGGGAAAATTGATTGTACGCGTCGAGTCAACTCGCACTGAAAAGCATCGACAACTTGCTGCCCAATTTTTTGGTCTTTATCCAACGTGATGTTAACCCTCACTTCGCCCCCTTTTTTTAATCTTTGTTCAACAGGAGCGGGAGCGAAAACAACTGAAAAAGAATTGTTTTTCATCAAGTTCCCTCTCGCAATTTCCGCAATTAAATTCAAAGCAATTTCACGATCTCTTTCCTGACAAACACCCTCTGTCGTCAGACGCGCAATCATCTCGACCCGTTCAATCATGACTTGCTCGTTTAACTCTCTATCCACACAACCTCCAATACGGGATACTGTATAAATATACAGTAGCACGTATCGATAAAAATATGAAAGAAAAAAGTTACGCCACAAAAGGTCGTATGTGCATGATATGGATATGAATTAGTTACAGTCTCAACTTAGTAACTGACGCTAACCCCGCGACTCGATTTAGGATTTGTCTGCCCAGAGCCCGATTGGACGGTGCTGCCGGGAAAATCTCACCGTTTGCGGAACCACGGCACCATTTTCCGTTTATGCAACTTTTGCCACCGGCCACCAGGTGCAAGGCCTCCCCCCGGCTGATGGTTTCGCCGGTCGTGAGCTGAATCTCGTCTATTGTTCTGTCAATGGCTGCGCGTTGTTTATCCGTTCCGTGGACAAAATCACGCCCGATGGCCCGTTTTTTGTCCCTGAGTCTGGTCGTTAGCTTCCGCCTTTCACTTCGACTCAACGGTTTGGATAAATCCAACTCCGGCGGATCGCTTTCGCTTCCCGTACAGTTATTGACAGAACTCCGAGAGGGCGCAGGAGCGCCCTTAACGTCAACGGCCAAATCAACGGCACGCTTCGGCACAATTTTCCACTGCGTGAGCCGGGTTAAAATCGGGGTATCTGCACCGATAGCAGAGTCGTAAACGCCACGAATGCAGACGGTCTCCTCGCCGTACTGATTAAACTCGGTACGTGGTTCGTACAACGTGCGTACCTGCAAATCGTCGCGGCGAACAAATGGCCCGCCCTGGGCGTTAACGTAACCAGCCCAATCACCGGCATCAGCGGCATCATGCACAGCCGCAAACTCAACACTCAGACCATGCGCGGTCTCAGTATCAGCAAGGCGGCGTAGTTCGCGGTAGACCGTCACTGGCGCACCACCTACAAATTGAAACTGACGAATATGCCAGCGTGCGGCCCAAGCAGAAACGGCGGGCGCAGTCTCTTTCAACAGTTCGCCGCTTTCGTCATCGGTTTCACCATCAAGAGCATAGCCGTCGATATTTTTCGAAATGTATTTAGCAACATATCCGGTAGCGCTGCCCTTTTCCGGGTCAATGGCTTCGGCATGAAAGCGCGCCTTTTTGGCCTTATCGCTTCTCAGTTCGTGACGGTCTTCCTCCCACGCATAATCGCGAATAATGAGGCGCACGCGCTCGACGTCTTCCGGCAACATGAACATAAGCATGTGCCAGTGAGGCGTTCCGTCGTGATGAGGCTCGGCAACACGGATGCCGAAAATGCGGATTTCTTCCCGATGTAGTTTGGCACGAATGCGCGCCCAAAGGCCGGTGAGATAACTCTGCGTGTCCGACGGGCTGGCTCCGTTCCATTTGCTGTTACGGTAGCCCGCTTTAGTTGTGGCGTGATATTTAGACGGCGCGGTCAGGGTGTAAAACTCCCCGACATAACCGAGTTCATTGCAGATATTTTCAAACCCACGGATGCGGGTCATCAGCTCGCAGCGGCGTATCGCAGGGTTAGCGACCGAACCGTCATATTTTTCTATCAGGCTGATTCGGTTGCCGTCTTCGTCTTCGAGATCCAGCCCCTTGAGAAACTCACGCGTGCGGCGCTTCTGCTCGCGCCAGTCTGTCACGCAGTTTTTACTCGCGTAGGCGTGCTTTTTCTTGCTGACGTTGCCAACTGCAATTTGTAGATGTTCGCGCCAAGCCGACGCGACACGACGCAGACGATTACGCCACCACGACTCAGTAAACATACGGATTACTGCGGGGGCGATATCATCTTTGTTGAAGTATTTATTTGCCACGCGCTCCCAATGGGGAGGAGTGACATTGAATTGCAGAGAAATAAAACCAGCGTGCATGTACCAGGTGTATAGCGTTTTGAGCTCTCCAAAACCTGAGTCATCAATATTTGCCAGCTCAGAACGAATGAAATTCGCAATGTCACCGGCGAGCAGGTCAACATCGGCGCGCGACATATCAGGGAGGCGGTTATATCTGGCGACCATATTGACCATGCGGGATGCCAGATATTGCATAAGCCGGGTATCAAAATGACCGCCCAAAATAGCGGCAGACGCATCGGAGTTGATGCCGTTGACCTGATACTTTTTGGTAACTAGCTCAATACGCGGCAATGCCTTTTTGCAGAAGCTGATTAAAAAGGCATTGGCTCGTTGACTGCCCTGATTTTGCTCCAGCACCGTAGCGGTGCGATAAACGTCAAAACGCACACACTCGGGCTGGAGAGAAAGCTCTTTTCTCGCATGCAGCAAAGCCGCGAACATACGGTCGCGGCGATACTGTTGGTCATAGGTAAGATATGGGCTGGCTATTGCCGGTCGAGGTGCATTCCACGGAAAAGCATACTCAAGCCTCACAATGACTCTCCGCAGCTCTCAAGAAATATGCTGATAAACTCGGCGGCAAGTTGTGGAACTATCGCGTTCCCATAACCGCGCAGTAGCTCCACTCTTGAGGAAACCCCATTAGAAGCCTCGCCATATCCGGCAGGTAGCATTCTAATCTGACCATCTGCACCCTCGTTGGGTTGCCAGTCAGACCAAAAGTGTGAAGCCACATTTGACGATAAAGGGTGTCGTTTCTCATCCGCCCATCCTTCCTGAAAAATGACTTGCTCAGATTTCCTGAATCCTTTCCAGACCTCGCTGTTACTGTCGCCCAAGACCGCACCAAAACAGATGCGCTCTCTTTTGTGAGGAGCGCCGACGCCTGAAGCTGGCAATACTGACGCTGCGCAGGCGTAGTTTTCATTTTCCAGTTCATCGAATAAATCATCGAGCCAGTATTTCCCAATCGCCGCTTTAACTTGCTCTCCAAAGAGGACTGTAGGGCGGCGCTGTTTAATGAGCCGCACGAATGTCGGCGCAAGATGCCTCGGGTCAAGTCGTCCGAGTTGTTTTCCCGCTGTACTGAATGGCTGACACGGTGGACTGCCTGTCCAGCAAGGGTAATCATCGGGGACGCCAGCGAGGCGGAGGGCAAGAGACCATCCACCAATTCCGGCGAAGAAATGACATTGTTTAAACCCGTTAAGGTCTGATGGCGTGACATCTGAAATACTCCTGTCGTCAACAATACCGGGCGCTATTAGCCCGCTATCAATTAGATTGCGCAGCCATTGCGCCGCAAATGGGTCAAACTCGTTGTAATAAGCCGTCACGCTTTTTCCCCAAATGCTGAAATGCACAAGTGGCCGATGCGTTCAATTTCATCAGCCATGCCTTTGAGCGATTTAATTTCCGAGTTTTGTATATGATGATGAACCAGGCCGGAAATAAGCTGTTCGATTTTCGGGTAATAGCCGATAGTATCGAGCCATTCCTCGCCAGCTTTACGGCCGCTTTTGGCGACCTTTTTCTCGCTCAGAATGAATTGGTACTGGTCGCTGGTAATAACCCACTTACCGCCAATCTCGATATTTAGGCTCATGCTTTTACCTCCGGATAACCGATTAATACCTGGTCAACCACACCATTGACAATTTCACAAAGAGCTTTTCCAGCCTCTTGGTCATTAATTCCAGTTATCGTCCCCATAGCTAAGGCTACAATCCGAACCTTCATAAGCGCCTCTATCGCGCCTTGCTGTTTAGCTTTCTGGATTTCAAGCTCGCTCATATCAGACCCCACGGTAATGTTTTGTTTTCAGCTCAGTGATTTCCTTACAGGTCACGCAAAGCGCAACGCCCTGAATGGCAATGCGGCGTTCCTCCGGGATTGGGGCTTCACACTCTTCGCAGGTAAAACGAGATGGCGCACCGATATGGCTGCGCGCGTTGTTGATAAGTCGCTCGCGTTCCGCTTGCTCGCGCTGTTGTGCGATATCCATTGCGTCGGCCATTAGTGCAGCTCCTGAGATTCGTTTTCGTAGCGGGTGGCTTCCCGGCGCAGCAGTTCAGCCGCTTCTATGGCGCTCATACCTTTGTTAGCGATATGGGTTGCCAGCGCCTCAAGGCGGATAGAAACAGCAAGAGCGCGACCTTTACGCTCTTCTTTGCGGACCTCATTAAGTAGGTCATTCAAAAATGTTTTCCCAAATTTACGAGGTAACTCTAAACAAAGGCTCATTATTCAATCTCCTGATTTCGGGTAATAGGAAGCCCGGCGGGTTTACGCCATTGATTACGGGTTTATTTAATTAGCTAAGAAGCATTCGTGAATGGAAATATGCCGGGGTAAAATCCCACCCCATCGGGAAATTTTATTCATTGACGCAATAATCAACTTACGGCGGTCTATATCAAAATATTCATATGGCTTACCGACTTCATCAGAGCGAAACACGCCCGGATTATTTCGGTTAGCGAGCGTTAAAACCACAAACTTAAAATCTTCATCAAGCTTATTGAAATTACGCAGCGCCTTATTTTCTGTTGCTTTCAGTTTTTGATGAAACCGTGCGAAACACTCTTCGCCGGTCATGGTTGTCGGTTGCTCAGTAGAACAATCAGCATTGCTAAAAAGCTTGCTCGCCTGGGTGTCATGAGCTGAAATTCTTTCGTTCATTTTGCCCCCATTAATGCATTTAAAAGCCGCTTAACCGCAGAGACTTTTTTTGCTGTTAAGCCGTTCAACAATTCGGACTGAGAGCTGCAAGGGTGCCAGCGCTGGCCGTCGCTACCCATCATCCATCCGTGCCCGTAGTGCATGGATGGGCTACGTTTTTTGAGCAGAGAGGCGAATGACGGTTCGTTAGTCAACATAACCACCTCAAATCAAACCGAATGACGCGCCGATTCCGCTGACGGTATCGACGACACTCGTCATTGCCGGGTTAGCCTGGATCCGGGCCTGCAACGCCATTGCCGACAGGGATAGCATTCGAATACCCGCGTTTACGCTCGCAATCATGTTTTGCTTACGGGCCGGGGTAAGGCGGTCACCTGAAACGGCACCGCTCGCCAGTTCGCCGAGTTCACTCATGGCGCGCATGACGTAGGATTGCAGTTTTTCTTTTGCCAGCTCGTTGACCGGCACGCATGGCAGACAATGGATCTGCGCCAAAAACCCATCGACGAGGGTCGAATCTTCGGTCAGGTCTGTCAGCGTCCAGATTTCGCGCGGCGTTAACTGGTGCGGTTGTTCCGGGTTTAATTTGTTGTAAAGCGTATGAGGCTTGATACCAGACCTTACAGCTAGCTCTTTTACGTTGTGAGAGGCTGCGAATTTTCTACAAGCGTCATCGAAGTGTGTATGTGACGAAACGCGAAAATCTAACATGTTGCATCCTTATAATTCACATAAAGTGAATCAAGCGCCAATAACGAGTTGAAAACGGGAATGTCCCAGCGCCTTACGCAACTGCTCTTCTTTCCAGCGCGCGTAGTAAATGCGAACCATGCCGCTTGCACGTTTACGACCAGGCTTAATGACTCGCGGCTCGATTGGAATGCAAGGGTTGTCGCCAGTAGTCCAGCGACGAACTGTAGCGATAGAGACCCGCTCTAAAGCTGCAAACTCATGAGGAGAAACAATCTCACTTGGAATTTTCACAATTGTAATTTCAGAAGCCATATTGCATCATTCCCTGTTTATCAATAATTATCATTGATGTTCTTCGATTGTCAGCGATTATCACCAATGAATTACGGTTAAGCCGCATAGTAATGCGCAAAAGCCGCAACGGTCAATACTCGGATGCGAATTTTATGGAAATTGATTCAGAAATCAGTAACGAACACGTCTTAGATAGGATTTGCGAAATCTACGGATTTGCTCAAAAAATCCAGCTTGCGCGGCACTTCAATATCGCGGCCAGTTCCCTGCAAAACCGCTACACACGAGGGGCTATTTCCTATGACTTCATAGTCCATTGCTCTCTGGAAACAGGTGCAAACGTAGAGTGGTTGCTTACAGGTAAAGGGGAGAAGCTATCCGGTAGTAATATCAAGGCATCTGTTGAATCTGAAGAGTTAACAGTTAAATCATTCACATTAAGTGAAGGTCGGTTGATTGACGGCACAGATTTGAGGATATCCAAGTCTTTCTTTAATCGAACCCTTAACAATCCACAATGCATATTTTCAGACAATGCGGCTCACTTTATTGAGACTGATGCCTTGCTGTCAGATGGTTCGTGGCTTGTAGATATTGAGGGAGCAAAAAGCATTCGTGAGTTAACGATTTTACCAGGCAGAAAACTACACGTTGCCGGAGGGAAAGTGCCTTTTGAATGCTTAGTTGATGACATACAAACATTAGGGCGCGTGGTGGGTGTATATAGTGAGGTGAGTTGATGACAGTCCGTAAAAATCCGGACGGAGGCTGGATTTGCGAGCTCTATCCAAACGGAGCAAAAGGCAAACGTATTAGAAAGAAATTCGCGACTAAAGGCGAGGCTCTGGCATTTGAGCAGTACACCGTACAAAACCCCTGGCAGGAAGAAAAGGAAGACCGGCGCACATTAAAAGAACTTGTTGACGCATGGTACAGCGCCCACGGCATTACCCTGAAAGACGGGCTAAAACGTCAGTTGGCTATGCACCATGCCTTTGAGTGTATGGGCGAACCGCTCGCACGCGATTTCGATGCGCAGATATTTTCCCGTTACAGAGAAAAGCGGTTAAAAGGTGAGTATGCCCGTTCAAACAGAGTGAAAGAGGTATCGCCCCGCACGCTTAATCTTGAGCTGGCCTACTTTAGAGCGGTGTTCAATGAGCTAAACCGCCTCGGGGAATGGAAGGGGGAAAATCCACTCAAAAACATGCGCCCTTTCCGCACTGAGGAAATGGAAATGGCCTGGCTAACTCACGACCAGATTTTGCTATTGCTCGGAGAGTGCAAACGGCATGACCATCCTGATTTAGAAAACGTGGTAAGAATATGTCTCGCCACTGGCGCACGGTGGTCTGAAGCCGAGAGCCTGAGAAAAAGCCAGCTCGCGAAATACAAAATCACATACACCAACACGAAAGGCAGGAAAAACCGCACCGTTCCAATCAGCAAAGAGCTCTACGAGTCTCTACCTGATGATAAAAAAGGTCGGCTATTTAGCGATTGTTATGGCGCGTTCCGGTCTGCTCTGGAAAGAACAGGCATCGAACTACCGGCAGGGCAACTGACTCACGTTTTGCGCCACACCTTCGCCAGCCACTTTATGATGAATGGTGGTAATATTCTGGTCTTGCAGCGAGTGCTCGGCCATACCGACATCAAAATGACGATGCGATATGCACACTTTGCTCCTGACCATTTAGAGGATGCCGTTAAGCTCAACCCTCTGGCGGTCAGTGGCGATAAAGTGGCGGTAGAAATGAGTAATGATGATAATCATAGATAGTTTTTGATAATCTAATTAACTGTTTTTAAACGCAAACTATTGATTTTCGGTTGTTTCTGTAGGAACTCATAATCGCTTGGTCGCT